AGCCATACCATGGGTGAACAAACCGTCGCTTCCTGTGTGGTGTTTGATGCCAACGGCCCGCTGCGTGCGGAGTATCGACGCTATAACATTACTGGCATCACGCCGGGCGATGATTATGCGGCGATGAATCAGGTTCTGCGTCGGCGTTATGGTAAAGCCATCGACGACAGTAAGATCCCGGATGTGATCCTTATTGACGGCGGCAAAGGCCAGCTTGCGCAGGCGAAAAATGTCTTCGCCGAACTGGATGTCTCATGGGATAAAAATCATCCGCTGCTACTTGGCGTTGCCAAAGGTGCAGATAGGAAGGCAGGGTTGGAAACGCTGTTCTTTGAGCCGGAAGGTGAGGGATTCAGTTTGCCGCCAGATTCTCCCGCGCTGCATGTTATCCAACATATTCGCGACGAATCACACGATCACGCGATTGGCGGGCACCGTAAAAAACGGGCGAAGGTCAAAAATACCAGTTCCCTGGAAACCATTGAAGGCGTCGGGCCAAAACGTCGGCAAATGTTGTTGAAATATATGGGCGGTTTGCAAGGTTTACGTAACGCCAGCGTCGAGGAAATTGCAAAAGTGCCGGGTATTTCGCAAGGTCTGGCAGAAAAGATCTTCTGGTCGTTGAAACATTGATGTCTCTGTAGCAACATAGGGGTAATCTTACTGACAACAGATAGTTACCCGTCATTATGCAATTTAATATCCCTACGTTGCTTACACTGTTCCGTGTCATCCTTATCCCATTCTTTGTATTGGTCTTTTATCTGCCTGTCACCTGGTCGCCGTTTGCCGCCGCGCTCATTTTCTGCGTCGCGGCGGTGACTGACTGGTTCGATGGTTTTCTGGCACGCCGCTGGAACCAGAGTACCCGGTTTGGTGCTTTCCTTGACCCTGTAGCAGATAAAGTTCTCGTGGCTATCGCCATGGTGCTGGTAACCGAGCATTATCACAGCTGGTGGGTGACCTTACCGGCAGCAACGATGATCGCCCGTGAAATTATTATTTCTGCGCTACGCGAATGGATGGCGGAGTTGGGTAAACGCAGTAGTGTGGCTGTCTCCTGGATTGGGAAAGTGAAAACTACTGCCCAGATGGTAGCGCTGGCCTGGCTGCTGTGGCGTCCGAACATTTGGGTTGAGTACGCCGGTATTGCACTTTTCTTTGTGGCTGCGGTACTGACTCTGTGGTCAATGTTGCAATATTTGAGCGCTGCGCGTGCAGATTTGCTTGATTAGTGATCGTTTCGGCGCAATTTTCAGCAAACGATCAAAAGTGGTGAAAAATATCGTTGACTCATCGCGCCAGGTAAGTAGAATGCAACGCATCGAACGGCGGCACTGATTGCCAGACGATAATAAAATCAAGTGATTAACTGATTGCTTGATGAATGCGGGAATAGCTCAGTTGGTAGAGCACGACCTTGCCAAGGTCGGGGTCGCGAGTTCGAGTCTCGTTTCCCGCTCCAGTTTAAAAGACATCGGCGTCAAGCGGATGTCTGGCTGAAAGGCCTGAAGAATTTGGCGCGTTAACAAAGCGGTTATGTAGCGGATTGCAAATCCGTCTAGTCCGGTTCGACTCCGGAACGCGCCTCCACTTTCTTCCCGAGCCCGGATGGTGGAATCGGTAGACACAAGGGATTTAAAATCCCTCGGCGTTCGCGCTGTGCGGGTTCAAGTCCCGCTCCGGGTACCATGGGAAAGATAAGAATAAAATCAAAGCAATAAGCAGTGTCGTGAAACCACCTTCGGGTGGTTTTTTTGTATCTTCTTTCTCATTTCCGAAGATGCGTCCGAAGATGATTTTTCTCTGGACGCATCATCATTCATTTTCTCTGGCCACCAACTACGGGCACTACTTTAACTTTCCGGTCATATGCTGCTGTCTGTCGCGGGTTCTTATGCCCGGAAATTGCTTGCTACTCTTCCAGGCTGCCTTCCAGATCAGAGATACCTTTTGCTTTCAGATCATGAAATGTGAAGTCTATTTGCAGATGAGGATATTTTTCCTGTGCTGCCGCTTTGACATCACGCCAACGAGAGTTAAAACCATCACGGGTATACTTGCCACCGGTAGTTTGATGAATCACAAACAGGCTACTGATTCCCGTTTTTAATGGCAGAGAACGAGCCAGAGCTATCGCTTTCTGCAGACGAGGCGACCAGGCTTTGATTTGCTTAACGCCGGTTTTTCCCTGACGAATGTAGATCCCGGAATCGAACAGCTGGTCTTTCTGCAATGAAAGTACATCACTCTGTCTGGCCACGCATAAGTAGGCAATCTCCATTGCTACGCGAACAACATCAGGAGACACTTCATAAACGGCCTGATATTCTTCATCCGTAATATAACGTTCGCGAGCTTTCTCTTTAAACTGTTTAACTCCCTGACAAGGATTCCTCTGAACATAACCTCGTTCATAACCCCAACGGAATACCCGGGACATAAAGCTTTTTTCCCTGTTTGCCTGAGTTCGGCTTGATAAACCGCGTTGATCCATATAGCGCCGAATATGTTCAGGTTTGATTTTATCCGGGTCGATCTTCCCGAAGACAGGCAGAACTTTTCCGGAATATTTTGTGTAGTCTTTCCGGGTTTCGACTGCCAAATCCATAAAATCAGGGGAGGTCATGAATTGTTCCGTGAGCGCCTGAAAAGTATTTCTTTCTTTTTCGTCACCGACCGCTTTTTCATATGCCAGCCATACGGCTGATCGTGGTGCATCCAATGCGCACAGGCGTATCGCTTTGTTATCTTTATTCCTGAATTCGTAGGCCGCTTTGCCCTGGTAAACACGAGGCGGCATCCAGTTATCTGCTGGGTTCTTTCTCTTTCCGGCCATTAAATATTGCTCCAAAATCAGGTTCATCATCTTTTCGCGTCGTCACCTCCTGTAAATTGCGAAATTTTATTGGGTTCATGAAATGGCCCCAGGTTGTTTTTGGGTGTCCGTCAGCCCTTTCCATGAAGAAAATTCCAGCCCGGCGAAGAGCCTCACATTGCTTTGATTTAAGTGGGCTTCCCGTCAGCTCGACCATTTCTTCTCTGGTGATTATGTCGTGATCGCTTTTCATGGTCTTTCCTCATTATGTAGCTTATTGCGTCATCTGCCTTCTGGCAGGCACGGGCAATATCAGACTCGGTCAAAGTCTGTTTCCTGACGCTGGCCGACAGTCGACCAATTTTGATATCAAATGCGGAGAGCAGAGTTGCTCCCGGTTGCCATCGCAGCATTGTGATCCTCCGGTGTCTGGTGAATCGCAATGCTAGCGATGGTGAGTTTTTATTTCTGATTAGGCGTAATCAGTTCTTGTGGGGTGAATGCCGATTTCTCCCGAGTGACCTTAATGTTTTCTGGCAGGTGTAGCCCAAGTTCGCAGCGGCTCCGTGCTTCAATAATGCCATTGGTACCATCGGCAAGTACCAGGTGAACCGCGTCACCACGCTTTAATGTGAGTTTAAGCATTAGCGTATCCTCAGTGACCGTTCGCCGCGTTCCAGATGTGCGCCTGGTACCGGGTTTAATAACTCGGCTGGTGGTGTTTCTCCACGCGCCAGTATTTCGGCGGCAACCGCCTCCGCAGATTCAATCACTTCTTTAATGGCTCGCTTGTTTGGTGTAATAACCGTTTCTACATCAACAAGTGACACGCCCTCATACTCATCCGGGATCTTATCTTTGCTATCGATAATTACCCGGATAGCCCCCTGTGCATCAGTAAATGTGTTTTTTGCGGTTTTCAGTTTATCCAGGCCAGCAGCTTGCAGGCAGGTGAGCATATGCTTTCGAATTGCTTTTTCCTTGCCTTCAAAGGACGTCTTACGGGTTGCCAGGCGAGACATTTCTTCAGCGCAGGTATTGGCATTGCCCTGTAAATTACGGCAGATGACCATCATGGCGTCCAGTTTGTCTCCCAGTTCTCCTTCCATGCCTTCAAGCGTGTCGGCGATCATCTCTGGCGTCAGTTCATCGGCGGTTTCTAACAGGTCAATCAGACTGGCATATTCTTTTGCAATAGCGATAGCAGTGCTCATGCTGTTTGCTCCTGTGCAGCGGTAAGGGCGGCGAGGCGTTCAGTTTTAATGTCGGTGATACGGCGCAGACGTGATCCCAGATACGATGAATATTCTTTATCGCCTTTGGTTTCCGCTGCTTTCCTGTGTACATCCACTTCGCGGGCGATGAGGCCAAATACCTTGTTTACTTCGTTGGCGGTTACCGCGGCGGCCAGCGTATTGGCAACGTTGATAAGCTTCTCATCCAGTTCCTTACGCAGACGGGTAGCATCTTCCGCATTCTCGCTGGCATTCTTGATATCAAACTCAGCTTTATTCCTCTGGCGGTATTCCGGATTGTCGTACAGGCCCATGAAAATATCGGCGCTGAATCCGAGAGGGGATAGCGCTTTCTTAACAGCATCCGTCCAGGATTTCTTCGGTGCTTCGCCGTCGCTTGTTGGTCCGTATTTAGTGTCGTAGATATAAGGTGTGCATCCGTAAGCCTCGGACTCACCGCGTACCCCATTCAATATGTACCAGACTCTCACTTTCATGGTGTGGTGCATTTCACATAGGTACCCGCCAACACCGTCTTGAATCAGATCCCATTCTATTTTTTCACCAACCTGTTTTTTGCGAACTATTGGTGCGCCTTTATCAAAGCGCTCCTCCAGCACCTCTACCCCCCAGCCAATACCAAATGGCCCAAATTCGCGAGTCGCTTTCATCGCTATATAAGTGCCGTTGATGGATGTGCCGCCGCCATTCTGAGAGAAAGCACTGGTGAAGCGCTCATCGGTTTTGAATACGTTCTTCCACAATGCCAGGTTATCCGTGTCATCTGAGTCCTTTAACTCCGTTTCGATAGCTGAGATTGCATTCTGCCGCTTGTGCTCTTCGGCATGGATCCGCTCAACCAGCGCGTCAACGTTCTGCACCAGATCCTTTACCTGCTCGCTAAGTTGTTCTTGTGGAGGAGTCTCTTCTGCCAGGGTAATAGCTGCAGGTTCCCTCTGTGATACGGCGTTATTTTCAGGTACGTCATACACATGGCGAGGCGTGACAAACTGCTCACGCAACTGCTGCAAACTACGTTCTCCAGCATTTGCAGCTTCGCTTTTTTCGCCCTGATTTGAGGGTGTTTCTGACATCATCCCATCAATTGAGAATCGTCCGCCGCCGTGGTTGGTGACTTTTACATCATCCTTGGGTGCTGCTTCCTTTGGCTTCTCTTCAACAGCATTTGCATCACGCTGCCCGTTAGCTTGCAGCCAGTTGTCGATGTGACTGCGCAGGGATTGTGGGAAGTGGTACGTGTCTTTTGCGGGGGCGCTCTGAATAACACCGAATACTGATGCGCGGTCATAGGCAAGGATCTGATCCGTTGTGCGCAAGGCCATTGACCAGCGTTTAAAATCTTCCCTGTCCTGACTGATTATTTCGTCTGCCGCTTTCAGGATGCTGGGGGTGATTTTTTCCGGGGCAACAGGTAACAGGGCGCAGGCAATTTCACGATCCAGAGTGGCGTGAGTCTGTTTGTAAGGACGTGCGGATGCTGTTTCTGGTTTTACCTCCGGCAGCATTTCATCTCGTTTACCGGGATTCTCTACCCATTTTTTTATAAATTTGGAGATAGTCCAACTGGTCGGGTTTTGTTCCTGGGTATCGCAACTTGCCAAAATTGCATGTACCAGATTATTCAATCCAGCAATATGCATGTACTCGATGGGCTTACACGCCACCATGGCATCAAGAACGATGCGGTTAAACGCGTCAACCTCATCCTCACTGTCAGTATCACTGTTATCGAGCATCTCCAGGTATTCACGCGTCTGCACAAGCAATTCACTGTCGACTTCGTTGGCGTCGTGGCTGAACAGCAGAACGGCGGCGAATCGTTCACGAGCCGGCAGTTTCATCAGGTCGCTAACCTGTGAGATATCTGCTGAACTGCAATCTGAATCAACAGGAGTGTTAACTACCCATTTTTCGCCATCAAAACTGTGTTCTGTGGCAAACGTCTCATCAAACTCACCGACGCCTGGGCGCGGTTGGCCCGGGGCATCTTCCCAGATTTTAGGTTTGAAATAGTTGTCGCCGTGGTCAGGGTAGGCTTCCCACAATTTGCCGATGATGATGTTCTCGGCAACTTTTTTGTTAGGGGCGGCGATGGCGATGGCCAGCGCCGGG